TTCACGCGCCACGGAGCACCTCCCGGTCGAACTCGGCGAGGCCGGCCTTCACCCACGGGAACAGCTCCTGCGGGCGCTTGTTGGTCTGCGAGCACGCGATCACCCCGAGCAGGAACTCGCAGCGTTCCAGCGTGGTCATCTCGGAGGATGCCAAGGCGATGGGCATCATGTCTCGCTGCTCCGGGCTTGCGATTCTCCACAGCCGCCTGGTGGCGGCTGAGTAGGGTGCGGTGCGTTCACCTGCTCCCACAGCCTGGTCGACACGTCGGCGGACAGCCGGCCTAGGTCGGCCGGATCGGCCAGGAGCGGCGTGCCGTCCTCGCAGGAAAGGCAGGCAGCCCACCACCACGGGTCGTTGGCCGCCCGGCGGTAGTCAACCATCGTGGGCTCGCGCACGACCAGCGGCCCAAGGTCGGGGTCGACCACTCGGCGGGACTTCGCCATGAACTGGGAGACGTCCAGCGGCATCAGCTTTCTTCCAGCGTCAGGGACCACACGACCGCGCCGCTGCCGTCATCGGTGCGGGAGGCCGAGACGATGTGTCCAGTCAGCGTGTACCCCTTGCTGCCTTGGTCTGTGAATGCGAGCACCACCGAACGGTTTACGGCGTTTGCAAGGCTGGTGGGATAGACGTGCTCTCGCAGGGGGTCGTCGCTTGCTCCGTCTTGCGCCAGCATGTCGAAGGTCGCCGTGCGACGGACGCGCCCGGGAAGGCGCTTTTCCCGCCAGTCGGACACCAAGGTGACGTCAAGAGATGCTCGCTCAATCTGGAGCTGGATGTTCCTGACCGGGTAAGTGACAGGGGAACCGCTCTGGAAGTTGAGCGTGACTGTGCCTCCGTAGCCTGCGATGTATCCCATGATCAGGTTTCCTGTGCTTGAAGGTTGATCGTGACCGTGACCGTGCGCTCGGCGTCCTGCTGGCCGTCATCAGGCAGCTCGGTCCCGGTGGAGAACGACATTTCATGCGCCACCAACTTGCAGCCGGTGTGCGTGTGTGGGCCGCCGGCAAACGCTTTGGCCAGCTGGTAGGCAAGGTCGGTCGCCGCATCGAGCGTGTCAGCGATGCAGGTCGCGGTCAGCGTGCCGTTCCAATGGTGCTTGCTTCCGATGGACCCCGGCAGGAACATGGTCGCAGACAGGTCGACGTTGTAGACGATGCACGGCGTCTTCTTGCCGGCCACACGCATCCCGGGGAAGACGTTTGCGGTCGCCACGGCTGCCCGGGCGCGAACGGCGGCCACGACCTCGGGAAGGCTCACGGCTGGCCTCGCAGCGCCGCACGGGCCTCGAGGAGGGTCTGCCGTGAAATGGCGGTGAGGATCCGGCGCATGTTGCGGCGGATGTACGTGGTGGAGAGCTTGCGGCCGGGCAGGTTCCGGCCTGCACCCGAGCTGCGGACGTTCTTGATCCTGAGCCCACGCTCCTGGGCGTCGGCGGCGTACGCCTGGAACCGCTCGCGGGCCTGGGCGAACACGGCCTTCATGGCCTGCCCGCGCTGCTGCCGCACCTCGAAGGAATTGCCCTTGAATTGCTGCATGACGCGGTCACGCTCGGTTTTGATGAACGTCCGGCGGCTGCCCGCCTCCGCCCGCGCCGCGCCCGACCGGCCTAGGTAGATGCCGCCAGCGCCCCCGAAGTGGCGGAAGCCATGCTCGAGCAGGTGCCACACCTTCTGCCGTCCCTTGGCCCCTGCCCCGCCCTTGCGGCCGTAGACCACGCCGACCTCGCCGGCGATGACGGCCCGCGGGCCGGACCCCTGACGCCGGACGTCGATCTTGGTCGCGCTGGCGATGGCCTTGCGGTGAGGCGTCTTGCCGCGGAAACTGGCGTTGCGCCAAATCTGCCGCAGGTGCTCGCGCACCGGCTGCAGGGCCGTCCGCATGCCCTTCTTCTGCACGCGCTGCGCCACGTTGCGCGGCAGGCGGGACAGCACCTTGCGCACCTCGGCGTCGTCGACCTTGTAGCGAATGGCACTCAAAGAAGCTCCTCGACCGCTTGGATCCGGAGGCGCTTTCGGCGCGAGTCCACGTCGTGGCAGCTGCGCAAGTTCAGCGTGCGGCTGACGCCGTTGTCGTTCCAGACCAGGCGGCTGCGCGAGGTGACGTTCGGTGCCCAGGTGGCCTCAATGGAGAACTCCTGGCGCATGACGGGTCCGGCGTCGCCGATTGGCTCCGCGCTAGCCACCTGCTCGAGGTGCCCGCGGATCAGGCCAGTCGTGACCCACGCCTCTGAGCCCTGCCCGTAGGCGTCGACCGTCGTGACGGGGTTCTGCACCGTCAGCACCTGGCGGAAATAGCCTGCGCCGGCCATGGGTCACCCCACCGCGTTCCCGTTGTGCATGCGCCTGACCGTCTCCACGAACAGCGGCGACTGCGGCGTGACGACGTCGTCGCCGCGGAACGACTCCACGTGCGCGACCTCCATGCGCATGGCGAGGTATTCCTCCTCGGTGAGCTGTAGCTCCGTGCGGCCCGTCGCGGCCTTCCACTTAGACAGCACGGCCACCAGTGCCTGGTGGATCTGCGCGTCGTCCTCCGTGTGGGGCCGCTTGAGCCAGCCGCGAAGGTCGTTGACGGTCGGTGGTACCGGCATCGGGTGGCTCCCGGCCGAGGGGGTGAGGCGCGTGGAGCCTCACCCCCTGGCCGTGCATGGAGGATGAATCAGGCGTTCGTGACCTGCAGCTGCACCATGGCCTTGGCGCGGGTGAACGCCGCGTTCGCCCAGCCGAAGCCGCGGAACACGATGCGGGCCGAGTTTGCGGCGGTGAGGTCGTCACGCCGCATGGTCATGCCTTCCCACGACCGGATGGCGAAGCTGTCTCGGAAGTTGCCCAGGAGCGCCAGGCAGTTCTTGCCCGTGGACGCCGTCGCGACGTGCGTCGGCAGGAAGTCGGTGACGTACACCGGCAGGCCGAGCAGGAACCCGCTGGCGCCCTGCGTCAGGCCGGCGTCCGAGCTCGGCACGAAGATGGGCACGTTGCTGCCCGAGGTCGCGGCGCGGATGTCGGCGATCTTGGCGTAGACGTCCTTCGGCAGGATCCACGACGCAGAGCCCCAGTACGCCGCGGGGAGCTGCGTGTAGCGCATGTCCATCAGGTTGGCGACGGTGGCCGCCGCGGTGACGGCGAGCGCACGGCTGGTGCCCGTGGAGGTCGCGGTGGTGATGTTGGTGCCCGTCTGGACGGTGAACAGCGCGTTGCTCGGGCCGTTCGTGACCCCCGCCATGAAGCCGGCCTCGCTCATCTTCGCGAACTGCCGCATCAGGTTGTCCATCACCTCCGCCTCGACGTCGAAGTTGGCGGACTTGATCAGCTGCTCCGACACCTGCGTCTTGGGCAGGATGGGCAGCGGCTTCAGCGACGCCTCGGCGAAACCGGGGTCGATGTCCACGGCCGCCGTGGAGCCGGTGTCCGGCGGGCTCCAGGCGTTGGTGTACTGCGTCGACTCGAGCGTGTTCCAGCGCAGCGTGGCGTCGCCCTGGCGGACGGTGCGGAAGTCGCACACACGCTGGGCGATGGACTCGGCCGAGATGTACTTGAGGATCTGCTCCTCGGTCTGCTTGGGGATCAGGATCGACGACGAGGCCGTCGAGATGATCTCGCGCTGCTCGGGGGCCGGGCCGCCGCGCAGCCAGCCGCGCCAGGACGACTCGTACTCACGCGACGAGCGCCACTCGGCGGCCGCCTCGCGCCGCTCCTCGGTGCGCCGCGCCGGGGTCGCCGCGACCTGCACGCCCGCGTCACGCTCGAGCAGCGTCTTGCGCACCTCGCGCAGCTCCTCGATCTCGCAGCCGATGTCGGCGCGTGCGTCCTCGGTGAGGTTGGTGTCGGACTTGCGCTGCTCAAGCTCGGTGAGCTTGGTGCGGACTTCGCGAAGCGTGAGATTGCTGACCATGACTGTGGCTGCCTTCCGTGGTGTTGGTTGAGTTTCCTGACGCGCCTCGGCGGTGGTGCCCGAGTAGGCACCTACCTCGACGACGCTCACTTCCCTGAGTTCCACACGCTTCAGCGTGCGGTCGCGCCCGCTCCAGCTGTCCCCGCCTTCCGGAACGCGGAAGCCGAAGCTCATTTCGTTCAGCACGCCGCGGCGGACCTGGTCAAGCACGGCCTCGTCGCGGGAGTTCTCCCCGAGCGTCGCCGTGTAGCGCAGTCCCTTGTCGTCGCTCTCGAGCACAAGCGTGCCGCTCTTGCTGTTGGCAAGAACCTGTCTAGAGTCGTGCATGTAGAACAACGAGACGTTGTTCTTCTGCCCGTCGAAAGCACCGGGCGCGATCTGCTCCCGGAACTCCCCCTTAATGCCCGGCAGCGGCTTGCTCCACGTGTTGTAGAGCGCGGCGTAGCCGGTGAGGGTGCGGCCTTCGACGCCGCCGATGGCCGCGGTGCGGACCTCAAGCTTCGACATCGGCGGGCTCCTCGTCCTGCTGGTTGTTCTGATTGGGGTCAACGCCCGAGATCACGGGCTTGGGCTCGTCGAGTCCAGGCCACGGCTCGAGTCCCATGCGGCGGCGTGCGTCGTTGGGCGCGAGCACCCCCACCTGGACGAGCTGCGCGTAGGCGCGACCGGCAGTGCGGAAGTCGCCGATGGTGATCGGGGTGAGGTCCGTGTGCAGCATCTGGCCGGGCGGAAGCAGCTTTCGCGTGAGCTCCCTGTCAATGCCGGCCACGAACGGTGCAAGGCAGTGCGTGACGTACGCCTGCGCCGTCTCGGGCTGGCTGCGCCCTTCGCCCTGGTACAGCAGCTGCGGCGGCATGCCGAAGGCACGCGCCACGTCCTCAACCCCGTGCCGCTTGGCGTCGAGCAGCCGGCCTGCCGCGTCGGCGGCCAGCTGCGCAGCCTTCATGCCTTCGCCGAAGAACGCGGGCGACGCGATCTTCTCCCCGCCATGGTGCTGCTCGAGCCACTTCTCCCGCATCTGATTGCGGGCGTTGGCGGTCAGCGGGCCGGGGTGCTCGATGCCGAGCTTCCCCACGAACCCCGTCTTCGCCAGCTCCTCAGCGACCTGGTCGATTATGGCCTGCGTGGAGAGCACGCGGCGGCACTGGGTGATCGGCGAGACGCCGAGCCAGGGCGACGTCGGGTCCGGGAAGGCCCGCACGTGCACCAGGTTGCTGTCGTCGACGACCTTGTCGTGGACGACGTAGACGGCTTGGCCGGCCTCAAGTCGAACGCTCACTACGGTGGGGTCCACCGGGTCGAGCGCGACCGGCTCGCCTGAGCCGGTATCGCGTCGGATCCACAGGAACCCGTTTCCGTAGGTCAGGGCGGACGAGGCGAGCCAGCGCCGCAGCTCGAATCCCGAGAGCAGTGAGGCGGTTTCGCCCTCGAGGAGGGTCAGCGCGGGCGAATCGGCCACCACCGATCCGTCGCGACGGTGGACGACCAGGTCCAGCCTCGCCGAGTCCGTCGAAATGAGCGAAATCGCCCGCATGATCGCGGGCACGCCGAGCAGGTCCGCATTCAGGTGCCGTGCGCCGGAAGCACTGAACCACACCATCTGTGTGGGCCAAAACCAGCGCATGAACTGGGACCAGATCGACACGGCACCATGCTGCGCATGGTGTCCGCGCCGATCAAGGCCACGTGAGTACGCGCCGTAGTCAGCGCGTAGACACTAAATCACTTTGTGCGTACTGCGCGTCTGCGCTTTGTCTTTGGTTTGTTGACGACACCGGCGCGCTGCTTTCGCTTCAGCTTGCGCACCTGTTCATGCAGCTCGTAATTAGCGCCCAGGTACATGGCTTCTGACTGCTTGAGGTCCGCAACTTGCCGGTGAACTTCTGCCAGACGCGTTTTCAATTCAATCACTTCCTGCAGCCTCCGTCGACATTCATCAATCAGGCGACGATGTTCTGCAGCGGATGGGACTGGCGCAGAGTCAAGCTCTTGCCATTTCCGGAACCATGCATCCCGCTCTTGCTGCAACGCCATGACCTTTGCAACCATGCTTTCATGGTCTTGGACCCAGCCCGCCACCTTGTCTCGGAATTGCTTGTACGTCTCAATCCACTCGTCGCGCTGCGACTTCATCTCGAGCATCTGCTCACGCATGATTTCGTATTCGGTCACGCTCATCCTCCTCAGAATCCCGGCTGGGATTCGTACATGCTGCCGCCCATGATCTCGAGGTCGTGCAGGACACGGGCGGCCATGACCTGCGCGGTGACTGCGTCGATGTTGCTGGTGCTTCGCTGCTTGACCGGCATGGCAAGCCCCGTGAGCCCCACGTAGAGACGGGCCGACGCCAGGCAGCTCCGAAGCACCGGGTCGGGCTTACAGCGTAGTTGCTCGGAGCGCACCCAATTCTGCCATATGGCCCACCCGCCGCCCATCCACACGATGGTCTGCGGTGCCTTGTGCCAGCGCCACCCGTGCTTGCGTTCCATCTGCGCGGCCCAGGCGGACGCCTTGCCCACCGGGTCGGCGACGAACGCCTTCACGTCGTACCGACGGCAGACGTCGACCAGGCGGGCCTCCACGGCGTCAAAGTCGATGGTCGGCCCGGACACGCTCAGGTGGCCGTCCTGCACCCACCGCGCCAGCGGCTGGCGGGTCCGCCGTTCGTCGTGCGCCATGTCCGCCCCGGCCCACCAGTGGTAGCCGCGGGTATGCACCTTGCTGCCGTCCCAGACGGCGACGCACATGCTGGTGAGGTCGCACTGCGACCCCGAGAAGAACCCGCCCTGGCTGAAGTCCACCGCCACCACGCCGGGTGCCCCCTCCAGCATCTCCCAATCGGTATCCACCGAGATGCGGTCCAGCAGCTCGAGGGGCAGCGCACCGGCGAGGTCGTCGGTGAACGTGGCCAGCTCCTGCAGCCAGGTCTCCTCTCGGGCCTTTGGGTCCGCCGTTTTCAGCGCGTTCTGAATCTTGGTCCGGATGTCCCGGACGGAGATCAGCACGCCGGCGGACGGGTTGGCGTGGTGCACCGCGAGGTCGGAGTCGGGCTCGTCGGTCGGGTCCATGCCCCACAGAAGCGCCCACCACCCCTCGGGCAGGGCCTCGTCCTGGTCGAGGGCGATCTCGCAGGCCTCCCAGTAGGGCCACAGCTCGCGGGTCTTTTGGTCTCGGTCGGGGGTGGTGATGAACAGCATCTGCCCCGTGCGGGTCTTGGTGACGCTGGACATGGCCCGCAGGATCGCGGCATCCATGCGGGCGGCCTCGTCGGCGATCACCAGCCGGGGCGTGATGCCGTCCATGGCGTTGTCCGTGCAGGGCATGGCCTTGAGCGTCGCCTTCTTGTGCTCGATCAGGCCGATGCTGGTGGCACCGCCCCCGCCCACGAACCGCCACCGATCCTCCCCGCGGTGCATCTTCTGAATGCGCCCGTGGATGATGTTCGCTTTGTCTTGCTGGGTGGCGACGCAGCACACCTCGAGGTCGGTCCCCTCCCACAGCATCCACTCGAGCAGGGCCGTGACGAGGCCCGTCTTGCCTGCACCGCGGGCCACCACCCACAGGGCGTACCGCGTGGCCGGGGTGCCATCGTCCGCCCGCCGGCGGGCCATCAGCACCGTGGCGGCGTGCACCTGCCAGGGCAGGAGCTCGAACTTGAGCATCCGGCACCGCTGCATGAACCGCTCGAGCTCGGAGGCGTCCCAGGCGACGCCGTGGCCGGCGGGGTCCGCCCGCTCGGCGAGGTACCGCCGGCACGCGGCCCGGATCCGGCGCGGCGCGGCAACGGTGCCGTCCACGACGCCCCGGGCGTACGCATCCGAGACGTCGACGGCCGCTGCAGCAGGTGTTTCACCGGGTGAAGTAGTTGCTTCCCCGCTGTCGACGTTCTCTGTACTTGGCGGCCCCACCGATGGTCCCGTTTCGACGGACCCACACCGCGGTGCCCTAGGATGCCGATACCCCCCCCTACCCTGACGGGGGGGCTTTCCCGCCTTTTTGGGCTTGGAACGCATAATATCGAATTCCGCCTCGACGGGCGATTCTTCGATATTATGCGCTTTCGACGCATAATCTGCATTTTCAGATGCATCGTTTACTTCGGGTGGTCCAATGATTCGTGGCACGCTCGACACACCACCAACGTGTTGCGTGGGTCCAGCTTGAGCCTTGGATCGGCCCTGACTGGCACGACGTGGTGCACCTGCTCGCTTGGGTTGATCCCGCACCGCTGGCACAGCGGGGTGTTCTGCCGCAGCTTCAGGCTTAACCGGCTCCAGCTGCCGCCATAGGACGCCCGCTTGCCACGTGCTTCTGAGGCCCTTTGAGGCCACGGAGACTTCCAGTGCTTCATCGTTCACCTTCCTGCCTCCTCTGAGGCTGGGTGACGCTGGTGACGCTTGTGACGCGTCACCGCATATGACCTCGCGTGTGCGCGTGCGCGTGTGTGCGCGTAACTCAGACAAAGCGTCACATGCGTCACATCCGTCACCAAACGCCGTTTCCTAGTTGGAATCACGGCCAGTACCCATCCCGTTGATCCGTCACCAATGCGTCACCAAGCGTCACCCGCACGTTGCCAAACCCGCGCCCGTGTTTGCGCCGCTCAGCCGGTATGCCGCGCCGTGCCAGGTCGCCCGACAGCCGCTTGATGCTCTTGGCGTGGATGCCCGCGTCGCGACACCAGGACTCCCAGCTCCTGAACAGGTCGGCGCTGGCGGTCCAGCCGCCGTCCCCGACGATGCAGCAGTCCTGCAGCCACGCTCCCACCGTGTCCTGTTCGTCGAGGTAGGCCTGCGTTGCCTTCAGGACGCGTTCGGGCGGGTTCAGGCCCCCAGCCTGCCTGAACGCCTCAAAGCCTTCCATGGCCCAACGTAGGACGCCTCCAGCCTCCTGCTTGAGGCGCTGCCCGAGCGTCGGGTCGGGCATGGCCGGCTTGTTGTTGAACGGCACCATGCACAGCCGCCTTCGCATGGCATCGTCCACGGTGGCAATCTGCGGGGCGTGGTTGCCCACTACCAACAGCTTGAACGTAGGGTCGAACTCAAACCAGTCCTGACGCATGTGACGGGCCACGATCCGGTCGCCGCCAGTGAGCTGCTTGACCTTGGCATCGTCCCAGCGCCTGCCCTCCTGCGTCTCGGTGGCGATGGCCAGCCGTGCCCCGGCCAGCATGGCGATCTCGGCCGGGTGGCGGTCGTTCTTGGCCTCCATCAGGGCGTCCATGGGCATCGTGCGGGCGTACTCGCCCCAGGCGTGGCGGAGCGTGTCGACGAACACGCTCTTGCCGTTGCCGCCCGGGCCGTGCACGAACAGGATCACGTGCTCGACCGTGAGGCCAGACAGCGCGTAGCCGGCCCACCGCTGCAGGAACGACACGACCTCCTCGTCGCCCTCGCAGCACTCGAGCAGGAACCGCTCCCACAGGTCGCTAGAGCCCCCCGGCGAAGCACCGACCTGCTTGGTGATCTTCAGGTCGAGCATGCGTTCGACAGCGCAGCCCTCGACCAGTTCGAACACGCCGCTCGGCGCGCCGAACGCGTAGAGGTGCGTGTCCCACTGGTCGCGTGTGATGGTTACGCCATCCTGGCACGTCGCCACCATGTCGAAGTACCGCGCCCAGTTGCCAGTGTCGTCCGGTCGCGCCGCCTGGGCGGCACGGATCATCTCGCTGCGGACGAGCCCCAGCCGGTCCCGCTCCCACACGCCGGTTGCGGACCTGATGAACCAGCAGTGCTGGTCGACGTCCCACACGTACTCCGCCTTCCGCGCCTGCTCACACCATGCACGCGCCGCGTCGTACGCGAGCGTTCGCTCGCGCTTCTCGTTAGCCATGCGCATGAATCCTCCCTCAGCGGGTCAACAGGGTCGTGATGGAGTTGAACGCCGCATTCGCGAGGTTGTCCAGCCGCTTGATCGCGTCCTGTTCGCCAAGCCTTCCGGCGTCAGCGTCGGCAACGACTGCGCGGTACCGCTCTATGAGCGTGCGGAGCACTTCAGCGGCGAGCGCCTGCTTCACCTCAAGCCGGTTGATCTCGAGCTGTAGCGCCGCACCGAGCGTCTTGTAGTAGGAAAGATCCCTCTCATCGGGTTGGGATGCCGCGACACTCGTCGCTGATTCGCACCCAACCCGATGGAGGTCGGAAAACACGTTCTGCTTAGCCACGGCGCACCCCCTCGACCTTGTCGACGGGGCGGCAGGCTTCATGTTCGGGGCGGCAGAGCACGGCCCACGCCAGGGTGCCGAGCACTGTCGCGAGGATGATGACGAGGTCAAGCACTGCGCACCTCCAGCAGCGCGTTCTCGAGGCTGCCGTAGTGGGTGCGGGCCGCCGCCCGAACGAGCTGGCGGATGACGTGAACCTTGCTCGAGCCGTCAAACTTGGCCAGGGCGGTCAAGAGGTCGTTCGTGGTGCGGTCCAAACCGACCTGCACCCGCGAGTCCTGCACCACCTGTGGGCGCTCATCTTTCCTGCGGGACATGCTGCAATTCCTCCATGAATCGCAGGCCCATATCGCCGATTAGCAGACGTTCTGCGTTCCGGACCTTGGGCCTGTCGACCAACAAGGTATCGACATTATGGTGTCCGGTCAATCACATTCGGTGCCCGGTCGGGCACCCCGGCCGGATTATGTAAAGTCGCGGCCCTTCCTCAGCTGCTGCTGCCGACGCCACTTGGCCCTGTCGGCGTTCACCCGGTCGCACCATTCCTGGGCACGCTCGAAGCTGGGACCGTGCCGCCAGCGCATGGCCCCGCCGCGGAACCACCCCTTGCCAAGGTACGTGACAACGTGCCAGCGGTCGCTGGAAGCTTTCAACACGCACCCGAACTCACACACGTCCTTGCGGTGGTCGGAGGCCCATTTCGGGATCCTTGCCACACTGGTAGTCTACGGTCTGTATGCAGACTCCGGAGGAAGTCATTCGTCCCGCAGTTGGGCTAGGCATCCTGGCCTTCCAGTGGTGCCTGCCGATCCTTCCGATTGCCTTGGTGCTGTACGTAGTGATTCGGCTGGCTACCCGCCGGCCGAAGCCCAAGCGCCGATAGCCAACGCCGCACCCAGGACGGCGTGGCGCGGTTCAGCTGCTGGTGCCGCCGCTCGCAGCCCGGGCACGGCTTCAAGCCGGCCGCGCTGGTCGCCTTTGAGACGACGTCCCCCACGCCAGGCAGCTCTGCCTCGCACGGCACCCGGATGGGATGACCGCCGCCGACACGGAAACACGCCTCCATCTTTCGGCCGTCATGCACCCAGGTCAGGCGCTTCAGTTGATACGCAAGACTTGGATTTCTTCCGGAACCTGCCATGTCGACGGCCCTCCAGGCCAAGGTGTGTTGTAGCCACCGCCGCACACGTACCCGCCCGGGTCTGCGCACGCAGGCATGGGAGCGGTGCAGCACTTCCTGGGCGTTCCGAAGTTGTCGACGCCCACCGTGTACTCCGCGCCGGGATAGAAGCAGTTGAGGAGCCTGTACGTGCCCAGCGCGTAGAACTCGCCGGCCCCGATCGGTCGAACGTACGTCGCCACCCAAATCTGCGTGGCCGCCGTGGCGCTGATGTCCTGCACCGAGCAGTCATCCATTAGGCCATCGATCGTAAAGGTGTCCCCCGGCCACTCATACGTGACCTGCACGTACGAGTACAGCTGCGATGGTGGGTAGACGTTGAGCGGGTCGTATACGGGCTGCAGGCATCCATTGATGTCCTCGATCAGCTTGAAGCACGTACCGATGTATTCCGGCGTGACCACGCGTTCGCCAGCCTCGTACTCGATTAGCTCCTGTCCGGGATTGCAGCCGTCCCATGCGTAGTTCGCGCCGCCCGTGACAGTGGGTCCTGCGTCGTCGACAAGATTGTCGCACCAGTCGGCGTACTCAGGGCATGTGGGCGCAAAATCATGGATGAACAGCGCCTTCCGGCGGTACTGCGTCCGGACGCAGTCTCCGGTCATGCAAGCGACCAACAAGTCCGTCCACGCGTATAGCGCCCCGCTTCCGGTGCTGTCGCCGTGGATGGTGACTGTCGGCACCACCACCTCATGCCGCACCGGCTGGCCGGCCACCCAAGGTGTCGGGCACGGCTGGCACTCGAGTACGGGCGGCTGCTTGTCCGAGCAGCAGCAGCGCCTGATCACTTCGACTTCCGGCAGTACCAAAACCCGAAGCCGACGCCGATGCAGCCGAGCAGCAGCGCGAACCACAGGGAGCCGAGGAATGACGAGGCGTCAGCGAGCAGCGGCATGGCGAACCTTCTTCTTGTTGGAGGTGCGGGCGCCCTTCCAGGTCGCACCCACGGTGCAGCCTGAGAGGAACGCGACGGCAAGCGTG